AAATATTTACATTTTTATTTACAATGTAACTGTTACACTATCACCTTTGATGCTTATACGGCGTAAGTGGAATAGGTAACAGTATAAGAGTTTATCTTGTGTTGGAGGTTGGTCTACACCAGCAGCAGTAGTTTCTCCATAAAATAACTGGATTTGATTGGATTTATTATTGAGATTTGCTACACCATCATTTAATGCATAAGCACGACCAATCAAGAAATTACGGTTGTAATCAACAAAAGATCTAGGAACTATTTTAGCTTGATTAAGTGCTTTTTCTAATTCAATTAAAGGCTGAGCTGCAACTGAGACCCCCTTATTAATTTTAGATACAACTATAGGACGAGAGGGGACTAATTTATCGTCTACGACCATTTGGTAAGATGTCAGTCTATCTATTATTCCACATTGACCACTACGAATAGAATGAAGTTGTCCATCCATAGAAGTTGTTTCTTCTTCATATGTTTCTTGAGTTCCAGCCATTAGAGCGGGAGGAGATAAAACAGTAGCATCCGTAGGCATAACAATCATAGATTTAGCACGAGTATTAGATACTGCTAAATTTATAGTTGCATTACGATTCGATTTTAAAAGTGAATGTTTATAATTAGTAACACTTGGAATATCAATTTCAATTGAGCCACCATCTCTCATTCTCTTCATCATACCAGCTTCATATTGTGGGTCTAAACCAACTTGCTGACAAACAATAGCACAATTAGATATTTCGGTGGTTGCTGCGTAAGATGTGGATGCAGCGATAATTTGTGTCGTTAAATCACCAACTTGAACTCTCTTGGTATCGAGAGTAGCACTAAATATAATGAAATTATTAGAGGTTGCTTCAACACCAGTACCAGTATTGCTATTTTGGAACTGCTCACATGTAATTCTTACATAACCATCAGCCACTTCAATATTATCAATCTTGGGATGCCCTTGCGCGCCAGTAGCAGTTAAGGTCAAGGCACATTCAGTTAGGGGATCATCAATCTTACATATACCAATTCTTTCACCTTTTACAAAAGGGCAATTTTCTACTGTTCTCATATTGTTTTGTAATCCTAAATATATCTCGGTGCGGTTAGTAGCATTATTAATCGATAGAGCAAGTCCATCTTTATCTACACCATGAAAGATGGGGTTTTGTTTCATACGACGATTACGATTAACACTATCTAACTGTTTAAGATATCTTGCGGGGTCTTCCAAATCCACTTCAACAAATAATCCATCAGTCATTAAAACTGGAAATATTTTATTACCACCATCAGCAAACATTCCGCAGTGTATTGGAAGTGATAATTTAGCAGTTAAGAAATCATCAGTAGTCCCCCAGTCCCGGGTGGCTGGTACAGTCCCGACTGGTTTATAATAAGGATTAGATGATAAATCAATATTGTTAGATACCGATGTACCAAGTGTTCCTCTATTTTCAACTGTATTAATTAATGAACCTTCTTTTAATGCTCTTAATTTTCTCATACTATCATCTTGATTGTATGAATATTGCATTTGGACTTTAGCATTGTAGTCGCTAATTTCTTCCAGCAAAACGGAGCGATTTCCACTATAGATCCTTAAATTTTTGACTACGGATTGACCGCCGATAAAAGGATCTAACTGAAGGCGGGTTGGAGAACTTCCGGCTGGAAGACCTATTTTAATATCGAATTGTAAATATGAATTTTTACCATCTAAAAATTTTACTGTTGAGGGGATTTCAAAATCGACCCTTCTGCCACTTTGTCCAGCCGTACTAGAATACGACAATCCATTTGTGGACGGAACAGAAACTTGTGTTTGTGAAACTTTGATTTTATCATCATTACGCCAAAAAGAACTCATTTTATAATATACTAATATAAAATAAATCTTAATAAATAAATTTAAAAAAAATAAAAAAAAAAATAGTATTTAATTACTTCTTGCAACTTCGGTTGTTATAGCTTGAGTTCCTCCTAAACTTCTTGCTTGAGATTGGATGTCTTCAGTAGTTTGCTCTTTTTTCTTATCACTTGCATCGATATCACCAGCTAATTCTAAACCAGCACCAACAGCACCTATACCAGCACCAAGAATTTCAGCACCAATACTCCATGGTGTAATACCACCACTTACAACTCCACCAACTTCTAAAGCACTCCCAGCAATATTCATAAGATTACCAACACGAGAATAATTATTCGAACCAAAAACATCCATACCCGATTTACCACTAGCTAAAGCAGCAATATCTTCACCAGCATCTAATATTCCACCAGCACCAGCAATTAACGCTTTACCACTCGTCATAGCAGCACCTTTTAATGCAGTTCTACCAGCATCTAGTGCTAATCTAGCACCTTCACTACCAGCTTCTAGTGCTTCACTACTTTGTGCTACATCTTCACCAATAGTAGTAACTGTGGAAGCAGCACCCTCACCTTCTATTAGAGTATCACCAGCAGCGGGTAATGCTGCTGCGGATGCTTTTTGTGCTAATTTTTTCATCGCTGACCCACCAGCTTGAACTATACCAGTTTTAGATACAATTTTACCACCGGATGTACCAATACTTAATAAATCCTTTTGATTTTTAGAAGCAGCAGCACTATCTAATTCAGTTGTTGCTAAATCTAAATTTTCTGCTAAAGTATTATTAAAATCTTGTGTTGCTTGATTGTTAGCTCGAGTTTGAGATGTTTGACTATTTACTTGTGCTATTGATCCACCACTTGAATACAAATCCATTTTTATAATATATAAATATAATTTAATTTAATTATAATTAAAATAATTTTTTCTCACCTTCAGCGATTTTAGTTTCAAATCGAATATAAGCTGTTGCTGGATTAGTTTGCATATCTAAATATAAAAATGAAAATGGTTCATCTTCAATTGCTCTTTTATATAAATCCATAAATATATTAGGGAACATATCACCATATTCTTCAGCAATCTTTTCTAATTCTTTTGTGTTTTGTTGTTTCATAATAATTACATCAGTTGCATTATTTCTAATTAATCCACTAACAGCCCTAAATGATTGTGTTGTAAATCCTAATAGACCAATACCATAATGGCGAAAACGAGTTGCTAAAAATGAGACGGCGTTAGTTTTCTTGAAATCTTTTGTTAAAATATCATCTAGAAAAATTGCTACTGACCCCCTTTCAAAATCGTCCAATTTCTTTTGACTTTCAATTATATCAGTAATCATTTCATCAGTATAGTGGTCTTCACAATCAAAATATTTATTTAATAATTTGCCCTTTGGGTCAGCGTTTAATGTATTACTTATAATCTTAACACTATCGAATTTATCTTTGTACATGTCGGGATTGCATAATAGATTTACAAGTAGATTACTTTTACCTTGTTTTACACTACCAACAATTAAAAGTAGTGATGGCGGTTGTGGTAGATGTGGGTGTATATCACCGAATCTATCATCGGGGTCGGGGTCTTTTACTTTAAATACCTTAGGTGGTGCTTTCTCCATTTATATATATTATATATTATTATTATTTAATTTATTTTTACATATTTCAAAATATTCTTTTTCTAATTCAAAGCCAATATATTTACATTTTAATTCTTTACATGCTATACCGATTGAGCCAGTCCCCATAAATGGGTCTAAAACAACTCTATCTTCACTAACTATATTTTGTAAAATATGTTTGTGTAAATCTACTGGTTTTTGTGCTGGATGGTCTTTATCTTTTGCCTTAACAACTTTATATTTAAATATGTCGCCAGTCCCACATTTAATAGGTTTCATTTGTTTTCTTTCTCCACATAAAATCATCTCATGTTGATGTCTAAAAGTATAACCTAAACTACAACTTATTTTGTCCCATACAAAACATCTCATCTTTTTAACAAAAGGATATAGATGAATATAAAATAGAGGGTAGCTATCACTATTGCAATATATCAAAATTATACCATCATCTTTTAAAACTCTATCTATTTCTTTTAAAAATACTTTAAAAAAACCTTCTAATATACCCATCTCACTTAATGTTTTATTATATTTAGTTAGTGTTTTCGAATGCTCAGGTGGTATATAAGGAGGGTCAGTATATAATATATCTACGGATTTGTTCGGTAAATCTTTTAGTAAATCTAAACAATCACCATTTCTTAAATCCATTATATTAAAGTAATATATAAAAATAAACTATTAATTTACCACATACTCCATCCTTTAGAGATTGGTGTTTCTTCTTTTTTTTTTAACATTTCTAATATTTGTTTGAGTTCACTTTTGATACACACTACATCAACTTTTATTGTATTAAGAGTTTGGTTTATAGAGTGAATGTCTTGTTTGACTTCTTCTATCGGTTTTGTTACAAAAGGACTATCGGTCATGTATATAATTAAATAAATATTTTAATAATGAAATAAAAATAATAAATTATAATAAATGGAGAGATTACAAACCCCTAGACCATTGCCCGAAAATATAGATGTATGGAGTGAAGAAATAGAAGAGTTATTAAGTGAATGGGGTGAAGTTAGTATGTGTTATGCTTATTTACATAATTATAGTACAAGGAAATATAAAAGAAAATATCAACATTTACAAATTCCAATTATTGTATTATCAACTTTAACTGGTGTTGGTAATTTTGCTGTTGATAGTTATATTCCAAAAGATTATCAGCACGGATTTACTGCTGTTGTTGGAGGGTTCAATATATTTTGTGGAATATTGGGGACATTAGGATCATTCTTAAAATATGCTGAAACTTTTGAAGGACATAGAATCTCGGCTTTGGCTTGGTCTAAACTTGGTAGAGCAATTGAAATAGAATTATCATTACAAGATATGAAAAGAAAACCTTGTAGAGATTTTTTAAAAGTATGTAGAAGTGAATATGATAACCTATTAGAAAGTTCTCCAACTATTGATTTAGATATTATTAATATGTTTAATAAAAAGTTTGAAGATAAATATCCAAATGTAAGAAAACCTATAGTATGTAATGGATTAAAAGAAATAAAACCTTATAGAGACCCAGTTATAAAAGAAGTTGAAAAAGAAGTTGATAATGAAGAAGAACCGGAACCACACCCGGTATTTGATGAAAATATAAGTCTTGTTATAAATGATGAAAATAATGATGAAACTCAAAATCTTTAAAAAGTGGTTGGGGTAAAGGGTCGATTTATTTTATTTTGATGAGGGGGTTTCAAAATGTGCCGAGAAAACATTTTACCCTAACCACTTTTTCAATATTTACCCTAACCACTTTTTTAATATTTACCCTAACCACTTTTGATTAATACCATTTTTATATATAAATAATAAAGAATAATAAGGAATAATAATTAGAATTAAATATTTAATTAAAAATAATAATTTAAAATAAATCATAGAAAAATAAAATATATATTATAACTAAAAGAGATGAGTTTTATACCACAAGTAAAAATGGATTTTATTCCAAGCGATGATGATGATGATGATGAAGATGTTAATTTAGAAACTGGAGAAAAGAATCCTAATTTCATATATGATGAGTTTGATGAAACTAAAGATAAAACACAAGATGAAATAGAAGAAAATAAAGAGCAAGATATTACTGAAGAAGATATTGATGAAGAAGATATTGTACCAAAAGCCAAATCTAAAAGAGAAGGTATGGATGTTAACGAAATATTCAATATGCCAGTAGATCCTAATATTAAATTAACAAAGAAAGGTAAGCCAAGAAAACAAAGACCACCTATGACTGAAGCACACAAAGAGAAATTAAAAGCAGCAAGGGTGAAGGCGATGGCAGCAAGAAAAGCAAAAGCACAAGAAAAGAAGGATGCTAAAGCATTAGATAAACAAGAAAAAGAATTACTCAAAAAACAAAAAGTTAAAAGAGTAAATCAATTAAAAGAAGAAGTAGAAGAAGATAAACCAATTAAAGAAACAATAAAAGAGCAAATATTTACTAAAAAAGATTTAGAAGATGCACAACTTAATGCAATTATGAATTATGAAAAAATTCGTAAGCAAAGAAAAGAAAAAAAGAAAAAAGAGGAAGAAGAAAATAGAGAACATGAAAAAGTAAAAGCACAATTAAGGAGAGCGGTTGCTCCATCACGAAAAGAGTACACTAATCCTTATGCTAATTGTTATTAATGTCCGTTCTCTAATGATTCACAATAAGTCTCCCAAACTCTAACGCACTCTTGTAGTGTCTCACACCAATTATAACCACACGAAGTACAACAACCATATTCATCATAAGGAGATTTGACCATTTGATTTAAAAACAAATATAGAATATAAACCATTTATATATATATAAGATATTAAGTTAGTTTAAACATTTTTTTATATTTCTTAATATTAGTAGCACGAGATGTTGAATCTCCCCACAAGATATAATATGAAAGATAAGCCGGTGAGTAAAAATCGGTTTTTGATAAACTACCTTTATGACGATTTCTGTATCTATCTCTTCGTGATTTGTCTTTATGGATTGTATAATCTTCATATCTCACATCGCCAAATTGTGAAGTTTTTATCTTCTTATCTTTATCGTCATAAAAAATTGCTTTAAGTTTTTTATTTTTAGCAGTACCTTTTTCGATTACCATCTTAATCATATATTTATTATGATTAATATAAAAAATTAAATTAGAAAATTACTTTAATATAAATTTAAACATCATGACTTTTAAGATATTTAGTCAAAATTTCTTCTACACTTAATTTATCTTCTATATCTTTATTAACTGCTTCGATAAGTGATTCACACGTCCAATCATCAAGTATAGTATCACCACAATATAATTGATCTCTATACCAGTCATCATCACCATCTATCTCCCAAGGTTGTAAGCAAATTTTCTCTTTGTCCTTCATATCACTCAAAAAGATATGCATTTTATATTATAATAATATAATATATTTTTAATTTCAAATTATTTTTTTTTATTTTTAGATCCCTCCATTATTTCTTCAATTATTCCCATAGGTCTTTCTTTAACTTTTTCAATTTTATAAACTACTGCTGATGTACGATTTACATTAGCATATCTACCATCACTATCATGTATAGATGTTGTTATATCAGCAATAATAGTAGGTTTAGTAACTGTAAATTGTATATCACTTGGATTTCCTAAAAAGTAATCACTTGCACCACTATATTTATCAACTATAGAAATAATAGGAAGATTAGCACCAGTAGGATTACCACCAATAGCACTAGCACCTTCTAATATATTACTTCTAATAGTATAGTAAGGTCTTAAAACACTCTTTTGTAGATCAGTTGCAGTAATATTAGTGCTGTCAGTTTTAACAGATATTTCATCAAAAATCTCTTCGGGTTGTGCGTTATTCGCCGTAAACCCGGTTCCGGCTCCACCAAGATCACCCGAATAAGTCCAAAGATCATTACCACCAAGTAATCTCGCTGTATAATCAACTAGACAACTTGGATAAGGTAATGATGTATAATATTGACTTACACCAAATTGATTAGAAATATATGCTTTTGTATCAGTTGTAACTATTTCAGCATTAGTTGTTGGACGATACAATGCTCCACTATTGTCATTATTAACTCTTTTAGTTAAAACATTTTTAGAACTAACTGGAGCATTAGTAGCATCAAAATCATAACCTAAAATGTCCCATAAGTTATCAGTCCAAGTTTTTCTCGTAAAACCCCAGTTATCAATATAAATTCCTCCATGACTATCAAATGCTGTATAAGGTCTAATATTATTATTAAATTTATTATATATTTGCATATTTGTCCCTTTTGCTGCTTCTTCTGTTCTTGTTACTGTTGGGTTTGCTGGATAACAATTCACACGAGTAACAAAGTTTTCTGCTACATAAGGTTTAAATGTTGGTGAATATCCAAATTGGGGAGGACGAGGATTGATCTTATAAACAGTATCACCAGCATCGACATTAACATCGGGAGGTGATAAAGGTAATCTATCTTGTCTATTTGGTGGCTCCATGGTTTTAGATGTTATACTATCAGCATCATTACCAGCTTTAAATCTATTACCAACATTATTACCAGTATGTAATCTCTTAAATTCAAATCGATTATTTATGGTATTATAAGATACTTCGGGATTATTTGCTCCTATATAAGTCATAGTCATATAGGGCATTAGATCAGTAGTGTTTGAGGGAGTACCTAAATTTTTAATATGATTAATTGTATCAGTATAAGTCCTTGCATCCGGTAAAACACCACCAACTTTACTACCATCATTAGTAGTAGATAATGTTCCTATATCAACATTACTATATCCAGCATAAGGAGTTATAATTGCTGTTGAATAAGCGGTAGAATGAAAATCAAATCCAAATCTTCTACCGAAATTAATTTTGCCAGTATTACCAACAATATCTTCACTAAATAATCCCTTCGGTGTTCCCGCTACTGTATGATTAGTAATACCAATCAAATAGAAATCTTTTATTTCATTACCATCAGCATCATAGTTCACATATTTAACTGGTTGAGCGAAGCCATAACTTAAACCATCTTGAGCTATTGACATCCAAACTCTTGGAGGAATAAAAGTATCTCTATAAGAATCATCATAATAACTAAACCAAGGCACAGAGGTCATTTCTATATTATTAGGAGCGCCTCTCTGTGAGAAACTATCATCACCAAAAGTTTCATTATGAATAACACCAACACCGCCAGTAGTAGTATATGGATTCATATGAAAGAATCTACTATTAGTTTCATCCGGAAATGTAAGACCACCAAGAGTTTCAACATTATTTATGCTATAATAAACTGTATCTTGAAGATCAACCCATAACTCGGGATATAATGCTTGAGTATCAAAAAATTCTCTTATCATTTTACAATTAGCTTCAGTATATTCTAAATTAGTTGTAAATGTATGACTATTATTACCTCCCGTGCTAGTATTTTCGTAATCTCCTACAATTTGGAAACCTTCATTAGCATAATTTAATGGGTGAGGTGCTATTGTATCACCAGCAAAGTTTCTTAAAACCGCAACGGGTAATTCAGCCATCTCTCTACCTTTCTCAAATATCTCGGGTCGTTTTACTCCTATGTAACCAAATGTAGCAAGATAATCTATAGCACCTTGAGTTACATCATTTTCATCTGTTGGTAAAGCTAAAGCAAGATAATCTGCTAAAGTCCCACTATTAAAATTATAAAGGTTCTGTGCGTTAATAGGTTTATAAGTTGTGGTTTCAATTGTTTTAGTGATAGGTCTAGAAAAACCATCTCCATCAAATATTTCAAAAATATTTTCTTTTTTGGTTTCTGTTAACTGTTTAGTAATTTGTGTTGCAACTGCTGATGGAGTATTGAATCCTTTTTTAACTTCTATATCTTTTCTTTCTCTAATACGATGATAAGTACATTCACTAAAAATACCATTATGAAATTGTTTAGGAAATTGATCTGCGGAATTAGAGTGTCCTTTAATATAAGCAATTTTATCTTTAATAAATAATGTATATCTTGTATTATCAACTTTTTGTTTAAAGATAATATTATCACCAACATCTTTTTTCTTAACCCAATCAGCCAAACATACGGCTCTACTATTTATTGTATTATAAGTCATACCACCAGCAGTACTATCCACAGCTTGATAATGACTATAATTATTTGGGACTGATCCTCTTGTATCACTTGTCTGTGCGAACCTTCTAGGTTGTTGAATATAATTTGGATATTCATTTGATGTAATATAATAACCAAATATTAATGGTGCTAAATTATCTCTTAATTCTACGGTTTCATCAGTTTTTATAGTTGTTGTAATTGTTTGATAATATCCCAATCGATATCTTGGATTGTAAACTGTATCTTTTTTATAAAACTTATTACCATAATCAATATCAGTATAAGTAGCGACTTTATTAGTTCCAATACTTTCACCTTTGAATTCAATAGTTTGTGGATTACCAGCACCAATTTCACTAATAAAAGCTCTTTCTAAAGATACTTTATCACCAACATCTAATCTTACAGTTTCATTTAATGAATTAGTAAAAACCGCTGGGTTGCTATCATTCCCCGACCGTGCCTCTGTTGAAGCTAGACGATTACAGTTTAATAGTTTAGTATCAACATATTCGCTCATATTTATATTATGAGATATATTAAAAAAGGGATTTAAAAAACATATTAATTATTGGATTATACCTTTATCGATTAACATTTGATATTTGGCTTCATGTTTCTCTTTAAATTTATCTATTTTATCAGTCTTCTTATAATAGTTATATAGTGATTTAGTTTGTTGTAATTCTTTATTTGCTTCATAGTTTATTTTCTTTTTTTCTTTATATCCATTTTCATAATGTAATTTTGCTCTCTCTCTATTTTTAATTTTAAACTCCTCTTTATTTTTAGTTACATTATGATAATAATTCGTTTCACGAATCCTCTTATTTTTGTAATTGATTAAAACTCTTGCGATTTGATCGGCGGTGAGATCCATATTGTCTATATATTATATATAGATTTTAATTTTTAAGTATTTTACGAAATCTATTCCAACCAAATAATATCTCTTGGTAGATTCATTTTATAACAATAATAAAAACAATCAAAATTACAATCACTTTTATAATTTTCGGGAATTTCTCCATCTATTAATTTTTTAAACTGAATTCTTTTCCTTGGTATTATGATTTGTAATCTTTCATCTGTATTTTTAAAGTTTTCTCTCAAATAAGATGTGTGAATTTTTGGAGAGGGCATGATTAAAATAAAAGGTTTATCTAATTCTTTTAATCTATTGATAATCTCTTTTGATTGAGAAAAAGGTGGATTACTTACTAATATATCTCCTTCATTACTTTCAAAAAAATCATTATCATTATGAATGACTTTAAAACCAAGTTCTTGTAAATATTCTCCACTTTTACCATCACCCATAAATGCTTCCCATATAACTTTATCTTTTGGTATGTATTGTTGTATATTTTCCCACGCATATTTAGGGGTCATATAATCATCGTGCTTTGAAAATGTTTTTGTGTGAAATCCAGCCATATTTATAATAATAAATATATATTTATTTATCTTAAATAATCCACATTAAAAAGTGGTTAGGGTAAATATTGAAAAAGTGGTTAGGGTAAAATCTTTTCTCGGCACATTTTGAAACCCACTCATCAAAATAAAATAAATCGAACATCTACCCCAACCACTTTTTTATTTTCTTTGTCTAATATGAAAACATACAACACTTTTAGCTGTAAGTGCAGTACATAATGTTTCATTTTCATAAACAAAATCAACATCAAAACTATTAATAAGTATTTCATCAGTATTATTTAGTGCTAAATATGTCTTTTCGTGTGGTTCAAAATATAAACCTCCAGTTTCATTACCACTATTATCAAAACGAGGTAGGTGTGCTACTATCTTTGAAGTTGTCCCTTGTCGAGCATTAACAGAGGTTTGAGTGAAATTATTTAATCGAATAAATAATGAAATATTACTAATCAATTTTGGAACACTAGCACTTTTATTTGTAGTGATTAATTTAGATGTTGCTACCGGTTCGCTCACTCCTTGCCCTTCAAAACCTAATAGACGAGATGAAGAGCATTCATTCGTGCTATCACGATAAGCAACACTTTTAACAGTAATAAAAACACTACTATAATTGTCCATACCTTTACTATCTATGCCTTGAGGTGCTAATACTGTAACAAAATTAGCATCATTCCATGGTCTCTTCTCTAATGCTAAACATAGTGCAGTTTGGTTATTTTCTTGCGACCAACCCCACCAATCATAATCACTATATCTAGTATCAGTATAAATAGGATAATTAGGATAATGTGTAATAGAATCTACTGAAAGAGATTTACCACCAGCAGCACCACCACTAGCAGCACAGACGGGATACATCGCCCATTCAGTAGCATTAACAGCATTTAAATGCTCGTTTTTAGTAGCACCCGCTGCTTTAAGAGTTGTATAATCAGCAAGTATATAATATTTTTTATCAGTAGAGTGATAAACCTCGATTTTCATTAATTCATTATTTAATGTAAATTTAACATTTTCATAATCGTCGGCATCACCAAGATTAGGGAAGTTAGTGTTATGACCTCCATAATAAATTATCTCATTCATGTAAATTCCATTAGCACCAAAGTTAGTCCCCGCTGCTCTGCTATCAGTTCCCGACTGAAATACACGAAGTTTTCCCTCAACACGACATACAGCAAAATCAGCATATCTATATTGACCTTCTTTTAATCTCCCCGTTACAATTGTACCTTTAATTCTACTAAAATCAAAATATGCTGGGAGATATGCGTAGTCAGCACCACCAATATCTATAGGTTCATTAATTCTAGATAAACCACACATCCAAGGTCCAGTATTAGCACCAGCAATCGAATAAATTACTTCACCTCCATTTTGAGCGATTGGATATTCTCTATTCTGCACATAAAAACCCGCTTTATCGGTAGATGTTACAACACCCGCTGCTTGTGTAAAATTATATGAATTATTTTTAGATATATCACTCCAAGTAATATTAGCAGCACCGAGAGTCGTTAAAGCAGCGTCTTCTTGTGTAGATACAAATGTAAAACCTTTAAACTGTAAAGATGTGCTATCATATTCCGGAGTTACCTTAATTGAACTTTCAAAACTAGCACCCTTCGTTCTAATTAAACTGGGGTGAAAAGCACACGCGTCCACTCCTTTTTGTAGATCAGCAGTCATATCTTCAATATTTCTTTCATTTCTACCACCAGCACCAAAAGCTTCACCCGCACCAACAACACCTCTAAAAGGTTGAGTAGTGCTACTATCAAGGTCTTCTATTTCTTCACCAGCAGCAATTTTTGTTGCATCAGTTCCAATAGGAGTACCAAAATAATGACAGAAATCGGCATTAGTTCTATCTAAAACAAATAGACCATTTTTATTAATTTTAGCACTTTGTAAAGCTATTTCACTATTAGGTGGTATTCTCATAGTATTAAGTAATCTATTTTGATAGGAGTAAGGTTTAAAAGCATCACTAAACTCGGGATTGTTTTCTTGGGCAACATTAGAGGTAATCACTAAACTCATTTTATAATAAAATAATATATTTTTTTTATCAAAATAAAATTAATAAATATATTATTATATATGACTAAAAAATCAAAGAAAGTTAAAAATGTAAAGGTAAAACCGATAACTAATCATGATGAAATACAAATCGATATAAAAAAAATATTAGATCAAGAAAAAAAAAATAAAACCCGAAAAAATATTCGAAGGTTTTAAAACTAAAACTAAAACAAAAAATAAAAAGAAATATTAAATTTATTCAATATCACATTCATCATCACTACTATCATATTCAACAGCATTCCATTCATCTTCATCATCCTCATCATAATTATAATTATATTGTTGTTTTTCATTCCATTTATTTCTTGCATCTTCTAATGATGGTAGAAATACAAACATTTTTCTTTGTTTTTTATATTGGATTCTTTTTTCATCATATAAATCACAAATACAGTGTTTTTCTATATCTCTCCAAAAACTACTATTATCATACTTTCTACTATTATATGTTTGTCTATCATAACAACTAAACAACCATTCTTTTTCATAAACAACCTTTTTTTCTTTTTTCCTATTTTTAACTGTATAACCATATGTGGTAGTATTATATTCACCCACAACTTCTAAAGTTTTATTCCATTCAATAAAATTATCGCCAAATTGAAAACCACCTTTTCTCAAAACACTATTCCACCATACTTTAGGACTATTCCAATTGCGTTCGACTTGGTCTTGTAATAATTTTGTTTTCTTAAACATTCGTGCTTTAAAATTAGAAATATCACGATTGTATAAAATATTTGCGAATGCTTCACAAGATACATTTTCTATTTCTGTGAAATATTCTTCACTTTCTTTTGTTGTTCGTCCAGCCTTAGCATTATCAAGTTCTAAACAATAATGTCTTCTATCATCTTCTGTTGTACCAGCAAACCAATCATTATTAGTTGTAATAATATAATTTGCATAACAATCAATAACATAATTTTCTTTATTCTTTTTATTAATTGTTTGTTTGGTTTCAGTAACTTTATTTTTAATTATACCTTCCATTTTTTTATCACCACCCCAAAATGCTTCATCAAGATTAATTATTATCTTACCTTCTAATTGTCCGTTAAAATCACCAAATAAAAAGTTTGCATTACTGTTTTGTGCATAATGTGTATCACCAATAATATTACCTAATTTTTTTAGTACAATACCTTTACCACCACCTTGTTCACTCTTTAAAGCTAAAACTACTCCAGTTTTTTCATAAGGTTTTTGTAATATGTGTGCAAAATAATTCATAATATAATTATAACTTTCATCATCACCTTTACACCAAATATTTTTGATATGATCCAAAAGTGGCTTTGCTTCAATTTCATCATATTTTTTAGAATCTTCTTTACTAACTTTATAACCATTCCAAAGATTAAATATATCTTCATTTTTTCTATCTCTTGGGTCAAATCCAATTTCCATTACTTCTTTTCTATCACTCCATTCACACCACAATTTAAAAGGGTCTATATTAATTGTTTTCTTTTTTTCATCATCATCATCATCATCATCATCTTCAATATAAGTAAAACTAAATTTTTCTTTTAAAAAATGATCTTTTGTTTTCATGGTATTTTTACAATACCAACACGGTATAGAAACTGTTTCATCAATTGTTATTCCATCAAGTTTATATTTTTTAATAATCTTTTTATCAAGTATAATATATTCACCAGTTATTCTTACAAAAATTAATCTATTATTCATTTCTTTTAACATTTCTTTTTTTGCATTCTTAATACCTTTACCATATTTAATATCAACTAAATTATCAGTAAATATTTGTTGTAATGTTTTCTTTTTTTGAGGTTGATATTTAGTTTTTAAATTTCTTAAAAAAGTTAATCCAAGTTTATTACCAGTTCTTTTTTTCCATCTTTTCCAATTACTTTTGATTAAATCAAAATCATAATTTTCTTTATCTTTTTTACTCCAATTAAGATATAAACCACTTCCAATATTATCACCTTCAGTAACATTACATACAGCCATACCAATTTTAATCCATATATCATATTCATAACATTCTGCTGGTAATATATCGAGAATAGATTTTATTTCACCAACATCATAAGTATTTGGGATTGATTCAAAAACCATTTCATCATTATTAGGTTTAGGTGAAACTGGTGGACTACTTGGTGGTGAATTTTTAAAATTCATTTTATTACAATCAAAATATTTCTTAATATCAGTCCAATCATATTCTTTAATTGTTCCTGTAATAATTCTATCTTTAGTTTCCCATATATTATTTTTCTTAATTAAATCAACATCTATATCTTGATTGATATGAATTTTTTGTTGATTAGAGTATTTATCAATATTCTTAATTTTAATATAATAATGAGATCCTTTCTTTGTATTAGTAAAAGCTACATTATCATTATTTAGTAATTCATAAAATTCACAATTTACTTCATGTGTATCATAATCAACAACATATAAATCCGGTACATATTTTACAGCAAGTGATAAAGTATTATGTGATTGATTACCACGATTTTTTTTAATATCATCAATACTTAAATTATTCTTTTCACCAGTTGGGATTTTACCTCCCTTACTATTATAAGTAATATTAATATATCTGTAGTATGCTTTATTGTCGTTATCTTTTTCAATAGATTTAAAAAAGGTTTCAACATCCATCTTTGATATATTATGGCTCATATTATTATTCTTAATATTATTTATCAAATTGTTTTTAAGTGTTTTTTTTCTATTCATTTATACTTTAACATAGAAAATAATTTTGATGAATTAACGCAAAATTAAATACTTAAATATCTAAAAAATATAATAACTTAAATATAATCTTTAATTATACTTAAAATAATAGATAAATAGAGTATATAATCATTAATTATACCATTATTACTACTTAAAGAAGTAATAATTTTAAAATATATACTCTTTAAACCCTTATTATACTACTTAAAGAGGTATAATAATAGATTATAGACATAATAATAGATAATTAATATATATTTTATCTATATTATATTATAAATGAATAGAAAAAACTACTTAAAGATAATTTATTTTATATATATAAGATAATAGAAAATAAAAACAAAAAATTTGAAATTTTATTATTAAATTTGTAGTATCAAAAAAAAAAGAGCAATTATGATTACTGAGAGTTTTGAAATCTTTTGTGATAGATATCATAAGAAACAGCATCTACCGGATGACCTTATAACATACATTATGAATATGAATACCTTACAAATAAAAGAAGAACATAAAGAAAAACATAAACAATTATTTATGAATGATTTTATTAGATTTATGGATGTTATATTATCTAATTTGGAATATGTGATAGATCCAGAAGGCGATGATGGCTGGACTGATAATTGTATAATAGAATATACACTTGAAAATAGAATGGAAGACGGTGGATTTGAAGTATGGATGTATGAAAGATGGGATCTTAATTTAAAATTATACAAAGATGAAGATGGAATTGAATATAATTCTCTTTATTATGCTCTCTTTGATTATTCAAAATAATAATTACTAAAATATTTAAAGTTAATTTCTATTATATTATATAGATAAAATGATATATAACGGATCTAATGGATCACTTAACTTATATTATAAAGGATTACTTATTAGTTCATTTGCATTAACTAAAAATAAAACATTTGATAGATATGAATATCAAGGAGAATATATAATATTAGAATCTATGAAACAAGGATTTAAAATAAAACAAATTACAATTACATTAATTAATTTTTGCGATTTAATATATTATAGGAAAAATAAAAAACAATCTATAAGAAGAAGCGACCATGAATTTTTCATATCTTGTTTATTTGGATTACTTAAACTTAAGATAATAGATAATGATGAATCTAATGGTTATTTAATTTGTCCTAAAAAGAAAA